TTTCGACTTGATATCTCTCATTTAGTGCTTTTACTTGATTAACTGCATTTGTGTAAGCTACGCCAGCTCTATCAGGCTTGTTGTCCATTTTCCAAAGCTGAGACTCAGCAAAGTCAAGTATCGATTCATGTAGAGCTATATTCAGTTCACATTCGGTTGAGTTATCAGCTACGTCAGTCGGATTTTTAATAAACCAAACATCGATAGCTCCCTCAATACCAGTAGGTTCGATGTATACAGCATCTTGAAATACATATGCTACGGGATTTGAATCTGAACCAGCTAGGTAAGAGTTTTCTAACCTTTTTGCGTCTTGCGGTTCTATCATATTTGCAAACCCCAAACTAGATTCTGTAAAACTCCCTGCATCCCCTGTTCTTTTAAAAACTTTGACAGCTATCACACCGCCTCTAATTGGGTCTATATTAAATTTGCCTGAGCCTGAGCCCGTAAACAGCACCTTGCCCCCAACTAAATTGTTTTCAGTGTAGCCATTTGTCGCATGAAGAGTAGGATGCTCATCAATAACTTGTAATTCTGTTAAGTATGCGTTGTCAATTAAATTAACAACAGTTCGTTGGGCAATATTAATTGCCTTAATTTTTGTTGCACTGGTAAATGATGCTTGATCAGGGTCTTCCAACCTCAGTCCCAGCATATCTATCATTTCTGTTCCAGTCATTTTTTCCCCTTATTGTGTAAGAGTGGGATGCGTTTAAACACCCCACACTTACGGTTTTTATTACGATTGCGTTCCGACTTTAACCCAAGTTCCACTAGCGACTGTACAGATGTACAATTCGCCTGTGCTTGTGTTAACGTACATAGAACCTTTCACAGACGCATGATTAGGTGCACCCTGCCCAGTGTACATACGTACACCTCCGATAGCAGTGTACTGAAACCCACCAGCGTCTTTTTCAGTGATCATTCCAACAGTTGTTTTGTCGGATGCTGATTGTGCTGTAGCCATTTATATACTCCTATTAATAAGCAGTTGGTAAACCTGATATCATACCCATGTAGCGAGGAGCAGAACAGGTTAATGCTCCAAGCCATAGAATCTTCGCAACCCTAGCATCTTGATTAAGAGGCTTTTGGTAGGGTTCAAATGAGAAGTTTCTCTTTCTGTGATGCCTGAACTGGATAAAGTTCTCATTAATGAAAAACATTTTTCCGTCAGGACAATGGTCGTCAGCAAACACTGGGATATCACGGAACAATAAGTTTCGGAATCCAGCGTCAGCAGTTGAACCAGCAGATGCACCAAAACGCTTTTGAGCCACAAGTGACTCTTCATATGCGTCCAGTATTACAGGTGTGGTCACAATCATTGTTGGTCTTTGACCATCAATGGTTAATGAGCTCACCGCTTTACGTAGGTGATCTTGAATGTAGTCAGCGTCACCATCTGTTGCAAGGTCTGCATAAGTTGGTGAATTTCCACTAGCTAGAACATAACCTACATCCCACCAAGGATAGTCTGTAGAATTAATTCCGCCAAGTGTGCGATCGACTGAACAAATATGTTGTAAACCAACAAATTCGTCTGTGCTACCAGTACCAGTACCGTATAGCGTTGTGCCGAATGTATCTTTCATAGATTTTTCGGCATTCTTAACTTTCGCCTCTAAAAGGTCAATGACTCTTTCAGCACCGCTATTCAAAGCCTCTTCCCGACCTGAAATCGAAATGGTTGCATACATTTGTTTCCATTCGTATTCTGCGTCGGTAAAAACTTCAGTTGGGGCGGTATCTAAAACATCATAACCATTATAAAATCCAGTAGTTGTGGCTTTTTCGTATTCTACAGGTTGTAAAACCTTATTACCACTAGCACTCGCTTTGGATTTTGATAAGAGACGCTTAGTCAAGACATTACTGTTGAAAATATTATCTACCATCAGAGGAATATATTGATTCTTCGTTAGAGCAGATAAATTGTCATAGTTTAAAGCCATTTGACTTTACCCCCTATTTTGATTATTTATTCAAAAAGCTGATAGTCAGCCATAGCGACATCCCTTGCGTGGTCAAAGTCGGGTGATTTAGTAACCTTTGGGCTATGGTCACCCTTCTTATTCGAGTCCACTTCGGGGATCGCTTTTAGCTCTTCAGCGTCCTTTAGTTTCTTCATCGCCTTCATCATTGCGGATTCGTCTGTTGCTCTAGACTGTGCGAGGGTAAATGCGTCTTCTAAGTCCGCTATATTGCGGTCTACGGCAATATCTAACACCTCAGATATTGCATCGCCATCTGCCTCCAACTCAGGGTGTGCCTGTACGAGCTGATTGATCTCAGTTGCAACCTGTTCTTTAAGTTGCATTTCCCGTACCTGTGACTCTAGATGTTCAAACCTTGCATTATCTTGCTCTTCATCTACAGGTTTGACTTGCTCCTGACTCTGTTCCACATTTTCTGAAAACTGTACAGTAGACTCCTTAAAAAACTCATGGTCTTCGCCCAATACGTCTTTCATTGATTCCACAACTTCTTCGTCCTGCATCACACCTTTGATTCGGTCAAATTCAGCTTTTAAGGCTTTTTCTTGATCGGCAATATCCTGAGCTTTTTGAGTATTGCTCTTTTGCCATTCAGCCTTATTACTAGAGTCTTGTAAAGCCTCTTGTAGCTGTTCAGTTGTGTAAGTGTTTCCGTCGATATCAACTTCTGTAAACTGATAATCTTCAGACTCACTGTCTTCTGTAGGAACTGTTTCTTCAGAACTTTCGGGTTGCTCAGTTTCCTGAGTCTCTACTTGTTCGTCAGTCGTTACCTCACTGTCGGTTTCACTTGTGGGTGCTGTTTGCTGTTGCTCCCCCTCGTCGGGTGTAAATAGGGAGTCAGCTACTTCACGGTCTACGACTTCTCCGTAAGTGCCTCCTTCTATGCTCTCACTCATATCTACTCCAATTCGTTAGATTGTAAGAACTGTACTGCCAAAATCTCTTCATATTCTAATGTTTAAAATAGTAAAAGCGTTTATGTTTGTACCTGATTCATTAGCTCAGGATTATTTAAAAGTGTTTCGTAAATCTCGTCCTCATTTCCACCTAGTTCTTCAGGGGCTGGGGGCTGTTCTTGAGCCTCCTTTTCCTTCCTAATGTGCTCCAATAATCTTTCTTTAGATGGCATTTCCATATTCTCCACAATATACTCAGGGTCTGTTACAATGCCGAGTTGTGCAAGTTGAAGTATTTTATTTTCAACAAACATTCTATTCTCAGGTAACATACTTCCAGCCTTGGCACGAACCATTAAATCTATATCTCTAAACATCACACCAATCATATCACGAGGTTCGGTTACACCATCGTTTCCGACATAGTTCACTCGGATTGCACTATTTCCGAGGTGTTTAAACATAGCAACCCACATTCCTCCTAATACCGAAATAGCCTGATCTAAGGTTCGAGATTTAAAATCAATTTTAGTAGTGCTGGCTTGGCGATAGATTTGTGCTTGGACACCACTATTTACATTACTTGCCTCTTTGCCTTGGGTCGCTTTATTAATTCCACTAACCGTTTCAAACACATCTCCTAGTAACTGATAAAAATTGAAGACATAGTTTGGCATACTTGGAGGAGTCTGCATTTGAACATTACCTGCCCCCTTCTTGCGAATAATTTGTGCTGGCTTATTAGTGATTTGATTCTCTACCCCTGTCGACTCATCGACTATCCAAATTGGATTTGCTGTCAAATTTATATTGTCGGATACCTGTGAGGCTATTCTATCCATAGCAAGGTTTAAGGACTTTAATCTTTTTGGCTCAGGCTTTCCCCAAAACGAGTGAGGAGAACCAGTATTTTTAATCGTAACAAAAGGAAAAGGGTGCGGACAGTGATTCTCTTTGTTGAAGAAAGGGTATTTCGTTTGTCCGTCATATAACAATACTCCATTACTTACAATTACTTGGCGAACACCATTTGGGAATTTCATTTTCTTTTCTTGTTCACCGTTATCTTTAACAACATATTCTTTTGAGGGGTCTCTCATATAACACTCAATGACTAAGGCACGAGGCTCTAGGTCTTCCATAGCCTTGCCATAGCCCTCATAATAATTAGTCTCAGTGCCTTTAGTATCGGTTACTTGTATTTTATCATCTCCGAAATTTGATGTACCGATCTTTGTTGCTGAGTATTTATCAAGGTTTGCCATTGGCTTGACATATTCACCGTTCTTAAATCTGTCTTTTATCTCATATACTGGCATAGCTGAGGCAAGACACACCCACTCTGCGTTTTCAAGTTTAGTTGCAGATGGATTTACATAAAAATTAAAGGGGTCTATAATATCACAATCAGGCATATCATCTGCATTATTCCAATGTGTTTTCATTATACCCGTTCCATAGACTAGGTAGTCTAGTAAGAACTCAGGAACAATATTTTGCATATCTCTTATATGCCATAACTCATCCATAAAGGCTTGTAGAGTCTCTGCTACATTCATACCCTGATCGTCGCCCGTAACAGATAGTATATCTATCTTTGGAGGTCGGGAAGTTAAAATAGGAATCATAGTATCAATTGCTGAGGCAATCAAATCTACTGTAATCTGATTCTTAAAGGTAGGCATATTCATACCTTCCCAGTGATTTCCTTGATATAGCCCTTCTGCCTCTCTCCATAACTTGGTCACTTCAGATCGAGCTTTTCGGGCAATTCCGAGCATATTCTCAGTTCGTTTAATAATTTCTTTGTCTTGGGGGGTTGGTTTATAACCTTCAGATTTATCTAACATTGGTGTCCTACTGGATATTGGTTTGGGTCTGCTTTTATATTTAAAAACCGATTTGCTACACCGCCAAGGGCAGACTCATATTGATATAGCATAAATCCATCTAAATCGATTCTATCGTCATCATCGGCTTGTAAATTAATCTCATACAAGTTGTTGCTTATGGCATCAAACATGACAACTAATATTAATTCCTTACTCCGTCTATGTTGCTGTCCATCGCTAATAATTTTTCTAGCTCCCTTTGTAAATAAGGTTTAACTGAGTCTTTAGTCGGACTTCCTATATACATAAGACCGTAACGAAGTGCGTCAGGGGCGTGGTCTTCTTGTGTTGTATCCACATCCTCAGGTTTCTTTTCAGAGTGCACTAACATCGGTAATGTCCGAATTAGGTTTTTGCAGTTTGAGAAAAATTTAATACGAGGCTCAGGTTTATCCGAGTCATTCCATTCTAAATATTCACGAAGTAGATTCCAGCCATTAATTCTATCATTATTCGCCCTATTTACAGAAATACCATCAAATAGCATTATATCAGCTATTGACATATGGGTAGGCAGAGCACTTGACCAGTTATTTGTGTTTTGAGGGTTTCTTATCCACATACTAGGATCAGCTAACGTGTTTTGATATTTTTCCTTACCACTTAACTCTTTGATTTTCTGTACATGATAGCTGAGAGGTTTCTGTTTCTCATAATGCTCTCTATATACGTATGCATCCCCGTCGTAGTCAACAGCAATCCATAAACAAGCGAAAGGAGCAGAATAGCCGTAATCAATACACCTATAACGATGCCAGTCACTAGGAATTTTAAAAGGTTTAACAACGTGTTTTTCATTTCTCCACTTATTAAAATACTGTCCTGAGAATACGTCCCAACTGCCTTCTAACCAAGCCTCTCTTAATTCATCGGGCAATCCCATGAGTGTTTTTACGTAATCAGGGTCATTATCCATGAGGGTAGGGTTATCATATACACGAGATGGAATAAAAATTCTATTTCTGCCAGTAATGGGGTCAATATACTCTTCTTCTCTTGACACATCTACGAACCGTTGTTTTACCCACATATGACCAGCTCCCCCAGGATTTGTCGTGCAGAAAACCTGTGGGTCTAGTCCTTTTATAGTAGAACGGCAAGTTGAGATTAGTCGTAAATAATTTTCTTCATCAGGAATGATTGTAAGCTCTTCAATCAGGATTTTGTGGTATTCGTGACCCAAATATTTATATGTAGCGTCACTATCGGCTAAGTGACCAGTTCTTATTTTTGCTCCACTAGGGAAATTAAATTCGGCAGGATTGCCTGTGACCCTAACTCCCAGCGTTCTATAAAACATTTTGGCACGATCTATCCAGTCACGTAAGTCATCATAATTTCTACGAATAACAAGTCCTCTGTACTTCTCATTCATAAGGTAGGTGGGTTCAATCATCCAAGCTAAACCAGCTTCGGTTTTGCCCCCTCCTCTCGCACCTCCGTATAAAACTTCAAATGCAGTTTGTTTAAGAGCCTCTGTTTGTGCACCCTTATGAGGTTGCCATATTATTTCTTTAGGCATTTTTAGGCTTCTGCACCAATATCTTCTATAATCTCCTCAGCAACCCTATCAACATCAGTTGGTTTATGGGGGGTCTTGACTTTCTTTTCAGGTAAAACAATAACGCCTTGTGTTATTTCTCCCTTAACATCCATTTCAACAGACTTAAGATGTGGGGCAATACGATCTATAAGGACATTGATAGCCCTCCATTGATTATCGCTCCCATCTAACATAGCTGTGTCAAATATTTTTTGTAGAAGGGCAGGGGTCTGTGGATGGTTTCTAATCCATTCTCCCCAAGTCTTGGCTAAGTTTTTCTTTTCAGTAGTACCTTTTTTCATTTGCAATATTCCCTATGACAATTACTAACTAACACTCAGGCATAGCACAAGTCCGCATCGACGGTAACGGGGGTCAACCCCTTGAAATCTATTGCGACGCACGAGAACCTCCTGATCTTCCTCCTGACACTCTGCTCCCCACCGAGGAGAAACGACAGGTACATATCCTGTCACCCAATACATCAACACCATAACAATGGCGGAACGGATTTCAAAATGTTAAAAGTGTGCCTGAATCGGGTGCATAATAACCATGCCTTCACTTACAAACTAACACATTCATCAATCTTTTTTGTCGACGATAAACTGCGTTTAAACATTAAATAATTAAAATAACTGTTGCACAATTGTGATTAGTGTGTATAGGTTAAACCGTTATCTAGTTGATGTTTATTGAAAATTTGATGGTTTCGCTGGTGAATACACGATCCACTGCCTGAGAAGGATCGAGCGAAAAACCTTGAGGGTGTCCTAAGGGACAGCACCCAAAAAGTGTAAGAGATGGACATCTCGACGTAATCTTCAATTAATGGATCAATGACCGACTTACTGAGCATAGCAGTCTCAGGTAGTTGCAGATCAACTTAATTTGATTGAGGCGGTTATCGAGATAAGACGAGTGACACTATAAATTACCTATGTTTAATTCTCCTTGGGCTTGAAGGTTCAGTCCTTATTCAGTTCGCTACTGACAAGCCCACAACGACAATTTTGTCGTCAACACACAACAGGAGATTAAAATGATTTTAGCACAACAACTCGGAAAAATAGGGGATGAAAATGCTGAACATATTGAAGTAGTCCTATCCAATGGAGATCGTGTTTGGATTTATGATGATAATGATGGATATGGCTCTATTGAACTTATAAGATACGACGATGCAGAAAAGTCACGAGTGACTTCCTCTACAAAAAGAGACAGCGTCCTTAGTAGAAAAAAGAAATTCAATAACACGATGTTCAAAAGTCGTACGATTGAAATAAGTTCTAAATGGGATCATGTGGAAAAAACAAACAAACGTACAGTAGTGCATTTGAAACAGTTTTATCCACGACAATAAACCTGAATGGTTCAAGAGGGTGGTTCGATTCCACCCTCAGGTTCAATGGCAACTTTGCCATAACACAACACGGAGGAATTATGAACATAAAAGATTGGAAGAAAAAAATGAATAATGCCAATCTCAATCAATGTGATGAAGTATTAGATAAAATCTCTAAAGCTAATGCTGAAAGTGATTCGGAGTTTATTTCAGTTGAGGCTAATCTTAGATACTCAGACCTTCAGGGCTGGGTTAAGGATAGAAAAAACTACATCCATTTTATGTCTGATTTACTTGGATGGAAAGGCGGTATTAAATAAACCTGAATGGTTCAAGTGGGGAGTTCGATTCTCCCCACAGGTTCTACGACAATTAAGTCGTAACACAAACACATGGAGTTAAACATGAAAAAAGAGCAATTTGATAAATTGGTTAAGCCAGTTTTAAACCAACTTGATAAAGGCATTATTCCTTGGGATAAACCTTGGGAATGTGAATTTGAAGGTGGTGAATTGAGTTTTGGTGTTCAGCGTTCAGCGAGTACCAGCAAATTGTACAGTGGTTGGAATAGCATTGTTCTTCAGTGTATCGCTGACGAACAAGGACATACTAACCGATTTTGGGCTACGTATTTACAAGCTCAGAAATTAGGTGCTCAGGTCAATAAAGGTGAAAAGGGAGCTACGGTTTTCTTTTGGAAAAAATCTACTTTTATAGTAGGTGAAAAAGACTGCACAAGTTGTCAAGGTCAGCCAGTTTATAAAGGCAAATCTTGTTCCAACTGTGAACCAACAAAAAAGTCCAGTTGGATCATAAAAACTTATACAGTTTTTAATTTTGATCAGTGCACGTTTGCTGAAGAGATTCCAGCGAAATTCTTACCTAAGCCTAAGCCTAAAAAGAAGGTCAAGCCGACTGATAAACGTAAAACTATCAAGAGGGCTGAAGACTTAGTTAAAAAGTATGCTGAGACGTTAGCTGGTGGACTTCGTCATGGTGGTAGCAGAGCATTTTATGTTCCTACAGCAGACCGAGTTCAATTACCTGAGCGTGATCAATTCAAATCAGATTCTTACTACTATAGAGTAGCTTTTCACGAGCTCACTCATTCAACTGGTCATAAGTCAAGACTCGATAGATTCAAAGACTTTAAAGATCATCGATTTGGTAGTGTAGAATACTCAAAAGAAGAATTAGTTGCAGAGCTTGGAGCTTGTGGACTGTCTTCTTACTTAAACATAGACCCAAAAGTAGAGCGTAAAAATTCTATATCTTATCTTCAGAGCTGGTCAAAAGCACTAAAAGATAAGCCGAAGGAATTTATTTATGCATCTCAACAGGCTTTCAGAGGTGTGAATCACATCTTGAAAGTTGGGTCATAATGTAACTCAGTATGGTACTTGGGCTGGTTCGATTCCAGCCCTGAGTTCTGTGACACAAAGTCACTAACCCTAACCTTAAACATAGGAGGTAAATCATGTACGATTTACAGACGTTAAAAGTTAAAAACCGTCCGCCTCAGGAAGTAGTTCTTGATGACTTTACAGCATCAATGATTGCTGATGGCTGTTGGGATTTAGCTGGAGTAAAAGTCTCTGAATTGGGTATTGATAAGGCTGAGAAAATATATCATAAAGCCTACCAGCACCTGATAGATACTGATCTCTGTTGGCAACTTCAGGGACGTATTGGACGAGAGGCTGTACACTTGATCAATCTTGGAGTATGTCATGCTAATACAAAAAAGTAAAATAAAGCAGTTGATAAACTCTAAGGGTCTGTCAGTTAGTGCCATATCTTATGATTCCATAGACCGACTGGTCTCTGAGGTCATAGATAAAGTGTGTTTAAACACTACTAACGACGGCATGAAAACCGTTATGCCACAGCATTGCCACTTAAATCAGGCGGTAGCTAAAGCATCTGAAAGCGTTAAGCTGGAGAATGTAGAGCCTGAGATTAAGAAGATGTCTCAATATCTTCAAAAGTGGATCGATCACAGGTTTGACGGTCATGTTACCCTTCACATTTCCCTGACCCGTTTTGCGAAAGGAGATGTACGAAGGTCTGACATAGGATAGTTTGGAATTTGGGGAGGTTCGATTCCTCCCCTATCCTCAAGGACAATTAAGTCCTTACACAAACAGGAGTAATTATGGAAAATGTAAAACACTTCCAAGTAAAAGAAAAGACTATCAAAGGAATCACAGGATTTCAAATCCAATGGTTTCAAGAAAGTTATTTTACTAATAATGGGTTCAAGGCTGATTGGCACGATGTTGAGGACGGCTGGTTCGTCGATAGAGACAAAGCCTGTGATCGAGCAATGGACTTAGAGTATGAAAGTGAGGAACTAAGGTATGAAAGTGAGGGACTAAATGGATAGAGGTGACTATATCACAAGCTGGTTAGCAACTGAAGATGATGATGATGTTTACCCTTGGAAACAAGCAATACTGATCACATATGGTGAAGGTGGATATCACAAAACAGAGTGGATGTTAAGACGAGAAGATATTATTGAACGCAATAAAGTCTCAGGAATAACGGAAGAAGATAGAATAAAGGCGGAAGGTTTGGCGATTCAATTATCAGTTAAAGAAGAAACTGAATGGGCAAAAGCGAAAAAGGAATACGACCAGCATGAGTCTTTGAAGTTTATACATTCCATTTTAAGTGGGATAAGAAGAAAACGACGAAGAACCATTAATGATGCTGAGTGGGATAAAGCAATAAAGTCTTTGAATCGTATTCAAAAAGACCTTGAAGAAAGAGAGGTGATAAATGCCGATGATAAAGCCACAGGCTAAGACGATTCGGGCGGTGGTGACTAAGCCATTAGAAGATATGTTAAAAGTACGTGCAGTTCAAATGGGAACTAGCAAGGAAAAGCTGATTGGACACATTCTAAAAGAGTGGTGCAGTCGAGCAAACACACAATCTGATGAGTTTAATCAAGCCCGAAGTGAATTACATAGGTAAACAGAAAGCCCCCTTAGGAGAAATCCTTTGGGGGCTTTTTTTATTTATACGCCAGTCAACCTAAACGCCAATCCAAGTCAATCAAGGATAATCCACATTCTGTCTATCACCCTTTCATGCGTATAAATTCTTTTCTCATTCTTCTTAGAGCCTCTTCCAACTGGCTGGGGCTACAATAAACATAGCCCTGTTTACGATACTCAATATCCCTGACCACACTCTCAACGCAAGACATTGCATACTTGACCCCCACGCCATCAGGATAATCCTGTTGAGCAATTGCGATTCGACTAATAACAGTCTGCCAAGACTTTTGGTCAGAGTAATCAATCCTGAAATCAAAGATGTCTCCTGAAATATTACGCTGTTTAAACGCACTACTTTGACGATATCGTACTCGCTTTCGTCGTAGACCATCACGCTTTCCACTCATCCTTTAATACCGTGTTAAAGATTGCTCCATAATTTGTTATATCCTGTGCCGTATCAACTAGGCTCTCGTTATTTGCATTCTGTTCTTTTGATAATATATTTAATAGTCTCTGAATCTTGTCATTCAGGCGAATAGCTACTCCTAGTAGAGCCAGTTGTTTATTGCCATTCATTCCTATATTACCCATACCATAGTCCATCTGCTTTTTAGCCATCAAATTAAAGCATTCATTCATGTGAGTCTTAACGCTATTCATAAGAGTTGGATACTCTCTCATCATGTGTTCAGTTACGTCTAGTGAACTGTCTTTTACATCCTTCTTCATGGTCTTCTCTTTCCTTTCCATATTTAGGGAAATTGGGATATACGTCACCATAGACTTTGTCGTATACGTTTCCGCATCCTTTACACCATACGAGATGTTTGTCTCCCAAACTTTTGTCATAATTAATACTTGCGACTCCATCAGGCTTAACCTCCTGAACTACGCTCTTATTGAGCTGGTCAAGTACCCATTGAATGCTTAGTCTTTTTGTCCATTTTTTCGATCCTTTTTTCGATCCTCTTTTCGACCCTCTTTTACCATCCATAGTTGTATCTCCACAGCTTTTAGCCTATCCACCAGTCTCTCAATGGGTCTACCTCTTTTTGCATTCTCTAAAATCATTTTCTTATACGTGCCACGCACATATGTCAAATTACTCTCAAGTGTTTTCAGTTCTGCTAATTTCTCCATTGCCACCTTCTGTTCCAATTAATAATAACTCTCGTTGCATCTTACTGGCGATCTTGAAGTGTTCATCAGTTACGATGCTAGGATATTTAAATCCATACTTCTCAAACACCTGAAGTGCTAGTAATAAGACCTCAAGTCCCCCTTTTGGAATCTTATACTCTTCCATTTTTTAACTCCTTTATAAGGATTTTAATTCTTTCTCTTTCCTTTTGTTCATATTTTTTATCTATTCTTCTCGTTCTTTTTTCTGCATACTGGTCTTTGACGTATAGTATTTCATATACGGTAAAGTGCTGATGAAGTAGCCATATGGAACGAAAAGGATGACTATCAATCCACAGGTGACACCCACTACAGAGAGCAAGACAGTTATACTCATTCCAGCGAGTAGGAATATGACCACGACCATAGCCAATATGACAGCAGTGAAGTTTTCTAGACTCCTTACCATTATTCTTGTCAAACTCTTTATCACACTTTGGGTGCTGACACTTCCAGTCAGCCCTTTCCCTGATGTAGTTGCTGAATAGTGTGTCCGTCCATGTTCTTTTGATCCTTTTCTTGAAGTACATCTAATTCTTTCTCCATCTCATCATAGTTTTGCTGATGATGTTGAATCAACCCCCTACTTCCCTCACCCAGTTTAAGTCTCAGTATCTCTATTTGTAATTTTCTCAAGTTCTTTTCTAAGTTCATTTTCTTCCAATGTATTAGTGTATCTGTAATTTCTTCTTTGCTTGGTTTCGCCATTATTTCTATCCTCATTTAACTTTGACTGGTACTCACGCTGTTTATGTGTAACCATTTGAGGGTAGTTATATCCATCCATAGCCTCATTGAACTGGACAGTTTTGAATGTATTAAAATATCTATTGACATTTTTTGGTACATCCTGTCCAGCACTACACTTACAGGCGTATACCTCCGTATTATATGAAGTTACTCTCTTATCTCTTTTTGGACTAAGCAAATATGGAATATATCCCACCCCTCCACAATAGTAACAATCGTCATAAGACTTTAGCTGAGACTGTGACCTATTTATTAAACCAAGACTATTAATAATTCCCCATAACTGTTTAATCGTAGGGAATCGTTCCTCATTATCCCTGACGTGTTCAAAAACCTTCTGAGATTTTTCCACGCCCAATTGATCAAATATTTTCAGGTACTCATTAAACTGAGCCTCCATTGATCTCTTGCCATGTACGGCAAACATTGTTTCTAATAAAGTTTCTGTACTCATCTATATTGAAACGCCTTTCTGATTTTTTCTTGTTCTTCAGGCACAGACTCCCACCGTTTCTCACTCAGCCACGCATAGCTAGTCTTGATGTACCTTGCCTCAACACGCTCCACGGTAAGTACCATTGCATCTTGTATCGTTTCAGGACTTACCTTTTGTGTTGCCTTTATCCAGTTCTTTTTAGTGCGTTGTTTATTAATCCTTCTAATGGATGGAATTGTTTTCCAAAATACTTCAAAGCTATTTTCCCTATCCTTACCTAATTTGTTAGAATTAGACACATTCTCAGCTTTGTTATCTTCTTTTTTATATATATCCTTTATTATAATACCTTCACCTATATTGCGTAGTGGCTCACCCTCGGAGACCTTCTCACCTATATTGGCTACCCCTCCCTCCAATTTGTAATAGTTGCTAGTAGGTCTGATTTCCCTGAAACGCACTTCTTTGGTGGTTTTATCCCTACGTAAACGCACTGTAACTCTACCTACAGCTTTCAAGTTTCCAATGTGCCTACTAACTGTATGCTCAGATAATCCAAGTCTTTCTGCGAAGTAAGAATTGGATGCAGTACAAGGTCTTTCACCAGCAAGGTTTTCAATCATAGCATAAATAATTTTTTGATGGAGTGTCAGGTTTTTATCCTGAAGTGTTTTATCAGGTATCCATATACCTTTATATTCTTTAGACTTCATGGCTAACCCTGTTCTTCTACATCCCAGCGAGTAGATTTTTTTGTGATCCATTCTTTAGGCATAAGATAAGCTCTCTTTTCTACCGTATCCCCATTACCAACAAATCTTTTTTGTTCAATTCCTGATGTTAATATTAGGTTCTTAATGGTATCAGGGTCAATCCAATAATAATGATTCCCATCATTAAAGACCCAAAAGTCGGCAGTTGTAGTTGTGATTCCACTGGGCTTTCCGTAATGAAATGTTTCAACAACGAAGTTGCCAGTAAAATTGGATTTTCTATCGGTCTTTAATTCGACCTTAGATTCAATGTCAGGTATATAAAAATCAAACTGTTTAAACGACCCTTCTATCTTGACAGCGTGAGGGTACGTTGTTTTTAGTCTCTTTAAAAATCTTATTTCTTCTTCTATCCCTAGGGCTAACTGAGACTCAAAATTGGGCTTGTTCTCTTGCATTTTTTTTGGCTTGTTTTTGTTGTCGCTTATAGCGTTTTATGGCATTGTGTTTTTTACGTCGAGCTTGTTTTCTTGCTTTAGCACCTCTGTTAATTAATTCGTACATCTTATTCCTTAACTAGTAGATTCAAGCACCAGCATGGCTCAATGCTGTCGGTATTAAAATCATGTGAGTGACCGCCTCCATGACAGGCAGTACAGCCCTTGTCCGCATATTCTCTGTACAGAGCAATCTCTTGCTCATATTCCATAGGTTTAGCCAACTCACATAATTTATCATAGGTCATCAGAAAGGCAATCCGTCGTCTTCTTCTTGCTTTGCCTGTTTAACTGATAGTTTCATGCTCATGTAAGGCTTTCCCTCCTTTGACTTAGTCTTCCAACCAGCCAACTGGATTTCTTTACCTTCCCATAAAGCACTACCAGTCATGTCAGGTGCTTTGTCATTGCCTTTTTTATCATTGGCAAACATTGAACCATGACCTTCTTTGTGTGCATAAGCCATTATTTAGCTCCTTTTAGTTTAAACTTTTTGCGAGGCTCAAATCTTTTGGGAAACTTCCATCTCCCATCCTTGCCATGTATATTAATGGCTAAGTTAACAATGCGTTTCCAGTCGTCCTCTAAGTCCCAGCTTACCTCTGACATTTTATAGATGGGCTTTATCCTGAAACCGCCTTTTAAATATAATGTGTATAATTTCTTCACCTTATGTTTAGGAAACATATAATTGTGTAGTAATCCATATGCAACTAGCTGGAAGTCGTGGCTACCTACCTCAGCCCCTGTCTTAATATCTAAGATCGATGGGTCTCCATTAATTCTACCTATGAAATCCACAGTACCAGCATAAGGAACTTTGTTGTCAAATAGCTGTAGTTCAGTTTCCCAAGTCACAACCTTATGGTCATCATACCACTTGCAAAAGCTCTCAAGGTACAGCCTCACAGTTCGTTCAATCGATGTATATCCGCCACCTTCCGCAAGGTCTCTATCAGTTAAGTGATTATTTATAAAGGATGATATTTCACTTATTTTAACTTCTGATCCATTGAATAGATTCTCACAAAGGATGTGAACGACTGTACCAAGATGAGCTTTATAGTCCCTAATATAATCCGAAAATCGACCATTGTTCTTAAGCCAAAGGTCAAACCCTATTCCCTTGTTGAGTACGAGACCGAGGATTGTGGTAACGGATAGGGCTAAAAACGGATGATCAGATTCGTCAGTAGGGTCGAAGTAAGCACGACCCAATGGGGTTGTCTGACGAACAGTATTAGGGAAGTATTCTTGTAAGTATTTAACCAATACGTAGCCCATCTAGAAAGCGATTTAGCTCATCCCTATGGATTCTATAGCCACCATTATTCGGCAATCTATGGGCATACAATTGGTTTAAAGTAATATAAGACCTAACAGTCTTTGCAGTCGTTTTCAGTATTTTAGCGACTTCTTTGACCGTATAAAATAGTTCTTGTGGGTTTTCTCTCTTTTGCATAACTTTAAATACGTTGAATACCTTTGATATGATTATAAGAAACTACGAATTTAAACAATGAGGTGCAAATAATTTCATGGGACAAATATTTAAAATAAAAAGAAGTCCATTCTATTATTACGAGTCCAAGGGCTATATAAAGAGAGTTAGCCTAGGAGTTAAAGACATGGAATCTGCGAAAAAACTTAAAAAAGATTTAGACGATAGGGCTAATCGCATGAGACTTGGCTTGTACAAAGAACCTGAGAAAACTTTAACAGTTAAAGAATTGTTTGAAGAGTTTGATCGGTTTGTAATGATAGGGAAAAAAGATAAATACCGTAAACAATTATATCCACTACTAAATAGAATGGTAGATATGTTTGGAGATTATAATATTCAGGATATCAAACACACTCACATGGAAGACTTTAAGTCACAGTGTTTAAACGATGTAACTAACAAGACCACTCACAATATATTATCAGCAAATAAAGAGATGTTCAATTATGCAGTATACTGCGGATATCTATCTACCAACCCCTTGCACTTAATAAAGTTTCCATCTAGGAAACCAACAAACCCTCGGATACCATTTGATCATTCGTATGTCGAAAGGTGTATAGAAGATACTGACAATAAAAAGGATAAGGTATTTTGGAGTATCCTATTATATACAGGTCTCAGAAGAAATGATGCTGGCAATCTAAAGCCTGAACATATTGCTCAGGGCATTGTTCAGGAGAAGTCTTCCGAAACTCGTAAGGTTGTCCTGATTGATAAGCTATTAAAAATGGGTGATAAAATATTTAATGTATATCCAACCAAGTCAATGCAAGATGATAGCCTGACTAGATATAAAGAATTAATGTTTAAGCTGTACGGCATTAAAACTGATATTCATACGATCAGTCATATCACAGCGTCCCTTCTAGTTAATAATGGGTATGATAGAAGTCAGGTTGGCGAGATTCTAGGAAAGTCCTCATCGATTAAAACCTATGCCCATGAGAACTACCAAACAATAAAGAACAATATGGAGGTGATGTTTGACTAAATTTAAACATATTCTGCATATTTTTCTTCAAAACTTCATGTTTAATGTTTGGTTTTATTTTGAAACCTGTGGATAAAAACACAAAGCCCCCCCGATTTCTCAGAGGGGCTTAACACAGGAATTAAATCACGATAAGTGATATAAATTTTCCCTATCCTTGCTTACAAGTTACACTAATACTTCAAAGTGAACAAGGTCTTTAAACTTTTCTTTTCCAGTATATTTTCCACGAGTTCCAAATTGATTGTCTGAATCCCAGTCTCCTCCCCAGCGAACCTTAACGCCCATAGAATATCCATAGGCTTTCATCATACCAGCTAAATAATAGAACCTAGCTAGATTATCCCAGTCCACAGGATAAGGAGCTATATCGACTGCACGACCTTCGAGGTGTTTTGACTTAAGCGTCTTTGACTTTCCTTCTTTGACGTATTTCTTCTGCGTCTTCAGGCTACGTAAACCCTCAATGACCGTAATATCGAAATCCTTTACCACCGCATGACACAGGGCGACCAATCGAGGGTCTACCCCGTTTAAACGTGATAAAGACTTAGCTCCTAGTTTAGGCATTTAGAAAGTCTCAAGAAGAGTTTTTACTTCTTCCCAAACTTTATCATCTTCTTTGGATTTAGTCGCCTTCACAGCGTGGTCACCTATTAGCATTAATAGACCTACCATGCCATGCTTACGAACCATCCTCTGAATCATTCTTTTAAGCATTCTTTGCCTTTCCTACGTTTGCTCCAATAAAGTTGATTACTCGCATTACTGCGTCAACAACTCTATTGTCTGCTGAATTGGGAGTCATTGTTGCGAGGATACTAAATCCTCCCACAATACTCGAAACTCCCATTAAAACTTGCTCCCAGTTTTCCATTACCCAGTCTATCATTTCCATTATAACATATACTCCTTAACTCTTAAGTTTTACCGTTTATACGTGATACCGAGCCTTCTACTCGATTCATTATATCCCCAAGATCATTGACCTCTTCAACAAGTTTTTCGTGTCTACGATCACGGGTTTCATCAGATCGATTCCATCTGTTTATTAAATCCACTACAATTTTTCTAGTTGCTTTTTCTTCATTCTCAAGATCAAGCAATCTAGCCATTAAAGTCTTTTGTAAAAATAGAATTTGCCCTACAAATAAGAAAACAATTACGCCAATTGCCCCGTATTCTGCCCAAACTTCATACATTTATTTTTTCTTACCTTTACCACGATCCTTAAAAACATTTTTCCCTTTTCTTCCTCTGCCTTTAGCTTTCCAACCTTCAAGACCTATAGACTCACGATACTCTTTGTGTTGCTTACGATTTGGACTGAATCGTTGATCAGGAAACCCTTCACCACTTATCATTTTATCATGCTTAAGCTCAGTTCTTGCCTTCTTGTCGCTACTAACAGCCATTTTTATCCGCTTAGATTTTGACCTTTTCTTGCTAAATCGTGGGTCAGGTACGCCTTTTTTCTTTTCAGGAAGAGTAGGCGACCATCCACCTGATCCCCAAGGGCGTTCCCATCTTTTCATCATAGACGCTTTTTTATCCGCCCGTCTATTCGGATTTTTGAACGATTCAACACCTCTTTCATCTCGTTCTTTTCTCCATTCTTTATGTTTTTTTCGGCTTTTTAAACTTTTCCTATCATCAACAAATTTCTTGTTTGCAGATTTTAATTCTGTTGACGCATCTTGCCTAACGCTCTTTTTTGTTGGTCTACCTACTTGGTCACCATACGTACCTGTGCCTGATGGCATAATATTCTCCTATTTGTTTACTAAAATTCTAAACATTGGGGCGTTTAAACTATGGAAACAGTCTCTTGAATGCCTCTATACCAGCAACACATAGGCTAAGGAAAACCCCAAATGACTTAGCCCATGTTTTTGCTGATGATATCTCTTCCCTTAATTCTCCAACCTCCCCCTCAAGTATCTCTACCATATGGAAATCAGATCGTAGCAAGTGAACTTCAGTCCAAATTTTGGATCGGTATTCCGTAAGATTCTCAGGTACTGGTGGAATATCGAGAGAAGAGCGAGACATTATTTTTTCTTAGTTTCCTCTTTTGGAGGATTTTCTTCGTCAGCAACCTGTTGCTCTAATACGGCTACTGCTCCTGTGATCTGATGGAAGTTAACTTCAGCTTGACGCTGTTGTTCTTTTAACTGTTCCAGTCTTTCTTTTATTGTCATGTTAGGGTTTCCTTTTTTATGGTTTCTTTAATCCGAGCCTTTGCATTAAGGATCGGTTAGTTTCAATTAATTCTTCGTTGTGATGTTCCAGCTCTTCAATATGCTCTGCCTCCATTTTTGCAACCTTTGAGCTCAGTACAACCACTTCGTCATGTAAATCATTCAATCTTGCCTCTATATTCGCAAATTGCATCTGAGCCTGATACCAGCCACCCGTGACTACCGCTACGAGAAAACCAACCTTAAGTAACATTGCAACGCTGATATGTACGGTAGCAGACTCACTAATGCCTTTACTCATGTCCATTGTTAATTCTTTGTGCGTCAATATAGAACTTTTTAAAATCAATGGAAGTGCTATCAAGTTGCATTTGTATTGTCATTAGTAAGGAATCTACTTCAAACATTTCTCTTGTTAATTCTTCCCTTGTTTTACCTAAATAGTATTCATCAGTACAAGCTATAAAAATTAGGGATGCTAAAAACCCAATAAATGCGGATGCTATAACAACCCGAAGGACTTTATTCATTTCTTTCCAGTCGGGTACTACTCTCATCTTCAAGCTCGAATGTAAATGGATCTATTTCTGTTGTATCAGGAGGTGTATATATCCCAATCTTTTCTTCAAATTTGTTTACAGCAGGTTCTAATATTCCTTTAGCATCTGCAATAAGTATAACTACTGCTACTACACAATGTAAGTAAAACCAAG